AAACAAAGAAAATGCAGTATAATCTCCATAGGAGTTAGATATGACAGTAAGCAGTACCACAACAAAGAATAGCTATAGCGGAGACAGCTCAACCACTGTATTCGCCTATACTTTCAAGATATTCGATGAAGACGATATTACAGTTATCGTCCGTACTGACGCGACTGGCAATGAGACAACCAAGACAAAGACCACAGACTACACTGTTTCTGGCGTGGGAAATGCTAATGGCGGCAACATAACCTTCGTTACTGCTCCTGTATCTGGCGAGACTGTGGTGCTTTTAAGAAGCACTGCTCAAACTCAGACCACAGACTACACTCCTAATGACCCGTTCCCAGCAGCCGCCCATGAAGATGCGCTGGATAGGGTGACGTTCTTAGCGCAAGAAATACAAGAAGAACTTGACCGGGCTATCAAGGTATCTAAGACAAACACTATCACCACCCCGGAATTTACTGTTGGGGCTAGTGACCGGGCTAATAAAATCTTCGCGTTTGACAGCAACGGTGACTTGGCTGTTACGCAAGAGATTGGCACTTACAAAGGCACAGACACTACCACGACTACTGCTGCTTACAAAGAGCGTGACCTTATAAAGTCTACCACGGCAGCTCAGCTAGATAATGTGTATATATGTGTGGCTGACTCTGTTGTTGGGGACTTGCTGACTGACACCGACCACTTCGAATTGATTGTGGACGCAGTGACCGCCGCTACGTCAGCCACCAATGCGGCTAACAGTGCATCGGCTGCCGCTACAAGCGCAACAAATGCCGCTACAAGCGAAACCAATGCGGCAACTAGCGAGACTAATGCCGCAACATCGGAAGCAAATGCTGCCACCTCTGAGACTAATGCAGCTACTTCTGAGACTAATGCAGCTACTTCTGCTACTAATGCCGCTAACAGTGCATCTGCGGCAGAGGCTACATTCGACCTATTCGATGATGCGTATCTAGGTGCAAAGGCCAGTGACCCAACACTGGACAATGACGGGAACGCATTACAGGATGGTGCGCTGTATTTTGACACAGCCAACAATGTGATGAAGGTTTACGACCTCGGAACGACAACTTGGCTTCGGCTAACACCTACCGTTGCCAATCAAACAAACATTAACACAGTAGCTGGCATAGCCAGTGATGTAACCACTGTTGCAGGGGTAAGCAGTAATGTAACTACTGTTGCCGGAGTTTCTGCTAATGTGACTACGGTTGCTGGGGTATCATCTGATGTAACCACAGTAGCAGGTATTTCTTCTAATGTAACTACTGTGGCTGGCAACAGCGCAGATATAACAACAGTAGCTGGGATATCATCTGATGTTAGTGCGGTAGGTGCTGTAGCGGCTAACGTCACAACCGTTGCAAACAACCTTACAGATATTAATGCTTTTGCTAATACTTACTTTATTGGGGCAACCGCACCATCCTCGCCTACAACTGGCGATTTGTGGTTTGACACGTCTGTCAGCACTATGAAGGTGTATGATGGGGCTGGTTTTGTTAATGCTGGTTCATCTGTAAACGGCACATCGCAGAGGGTTGTATATACAGCCACTGCTGGGCAGACCACCTTTGCCGCCACCTATGATGCTGGTTATGTAGATGTCTACCTGAACGGTGTTAAGCTGATTGCTGGCACTGACTTTACAGCTACTGACGGTGCTAATGTTGTGCTGACTGTAGGTGCGGCACTGAATGACACTGTAGACATTGTTGCATACGGCACATTTAACGTAGCTATAACTGACATCTCTCAGGACACTACCCCACAGTTAGGCGGTAATCTGGACGTAAACGGCAACAGCATTGTCTCAGCGTCTAATGGGGATATTAATCTTACACCCAATGGCACTGGCAATGTACTGCTTGGGAATTATGAGTTTGACGTAGACCAGACAGTAGGTGCTGGTCAGGATGACTATGTTCTAACATACGATAACGCCACTGGGCATATCTCTCTTGAGGCGGCTGGTGCTGGTGGTGCTGGTTACTTTCAGGGCGAGAACGGCGTAACAGGTGATGCCACCAATGGTAAGGGGGACATCTTTAGAGTGCATGAGCAAGAGTTAAACACAAACACCACCATTGCGGCTGGTGATAACGCTGGGGCTTTCTTTAGCCTGACAGTGGCAACAGGGGTTACATTGACTGTCAATGGTAACTTGGTGATAGCATGAGTACATTAAAAGCAGATACAATCGTAGCGGCAGATGGCAGTAGCCCTGTCACGCTGACTAAGCAGAGTGCGGCAAAGGCTTGGGTTTTATTTAGGGGAGATACTAACGTAATTAGAAACAGTTTCAACTTCTCTAGCCTCACAGATAATGACACAGGAAGCTATGACGCTAATTGGACAAATTCTTTCGATGGCGCATCTAATTATGTAGGCGCAGGTTCTTGTATTGGGTCTGATGAAACAAGTTCAGGCAGTTTAGGAAACGTATTTGGTACTGGCGGCTCTGGGTTTACTGCATCTACTATGCCTATTAGCACAAGAAACGCAACAGGAACTAGATTTGACAATGACCACGTTCATTTAGTAGCACACGGAGACCTAGCATGAGTGAGATTATTACAGACAAACTCACTGGCAAGACTTCTGCTGGCGATGTGACGATTACCTCTGAGGGCGGTTCTGCTACGATGCAACTGCAACAGGGGTTGGCGAAGGTTTGGATTAACTTTGATGGTACTGGTACTATTGCTTCTCGTGATTCGCTGAACACGAGTGGATTGGTAGATATTGGGACAGGTCAGTATTCCTTCACACTAGCAAATGCGATGAGTAATTCGTCTTATGCCGCGCAGGTAACACCTAGAGAGGCAGGCTATATGGGAGGATTTTATCATTCGGGAAGTACAGCGTCTCTCGTTAGGGTTTCGTCTGTTACAGATTCTGGTTCATTTGGCGATAGTAATGTGATGGCGTGCTCTACTCTAGGAGACTTAGCATAATGGCTGGCAAGATTATAGCAGATACAATCGAGACAGGTGCTGGTGCTGATATATCCACCAGCTATGTTGTGAATGGTAGCCTAAAAGCACACGTTTTAGCAACAAATGCGGCTGTATTAGATGGTGACAACGACCTAAACATAAGTAGTGGTTCAGACGATGGTACGGGCGATTACACAATAAATCTTACATCAGCTATGTCTGGCAGTAGATATGTTATATCAGGTAGCCCAGAATCAACAAACGACAGAGGTTTTGTTTTTGACAGTGCCACATCAACATCATTCGCTATAGAAATACATAATACCAGCGGCACTTTAACTGACCCTACGGATGGATTTTCGTCTATTGTTGCAGGAGACCTAGCATAATGCAGACACCATCATTCAAAGGCACAAAGCTATTTGAACGTCTGTGCTGGGCAAAGGAAAACCTTGAGCCTGTGCAGTCAGATTACCGTGTTGTCTTTGAGGACAGCATTGACGAGTGCGCCAAGATACTTGTGCCAGACCCTAACTGGATGGCTTGTGCTTTGCAGGGCGGCATCTTACCGCCTGTGTGGGTGTATCACGAACTGGCAAAGGATGAAGCCCAGCCAGACTTTAAGAAGCATACTCGTGGCTACCTGTTGCATGAGACTGAGCCTGTCGGTGCTATGACAGAAGAAGAAGCTATTGAGTACCTGATTATGAAAGATGTTCCGCAGTCTGTATGGCAGACTTGGGATGAGGGCAACCGCCCTAAAATGGTTATCTGCAAGAAAGAGCAGTTACCGCAAACAAGAGAATGGCGCAACGCTTGGCGCATATCTGATGAACTAGCCGCATAGGAGATACTAATGGCTGTAACAACTTATATCGTGGATAAGGACGGTAATCAGATTGATGCCTCAACTGCTACCGTTCCAGCAAACAGAGACTTTCGTGGTGCTTGGTCACTGTCAGGCTCAGTGATTTCTGAGGACATGGACAAGGCAAAGGAAATCTTTAAGGATAAAATCCGTGAAGTACGCAAGCCCCTGCTGGAAGCAAAGGACGTTGAACTGATGAAGGCTCTGGAAGCTGGCTCAGACACAACTGCCATTGCCGCCGCAAAGGATGCTCTGCGTGATGCACCAGCCGCATCTGCTAGTGATGCCGCTGCTGACATTGCCAGCTTGAAAGCCGCTTGGGATACGAGTGTTCTTGGTGATAGCCCTTACGCATAAGGAGTTTTAAATGTCCAGAGCAAGAGACTTAGCAAACCTTGTTGATGCCAATGGCGATGTAAAAGCATCTGCCTTGGATAATGCAGAGGCATTTCCTGCTGGCACGTTAATGGTGTTTCAGCAAACATCAGCCCCTACTGGCTGGACAAAACAAACTACACACAATGATAAAGCATTTCGTTGTGTTAGCGGTTCTTGTTCTTCTGGTGGCACTACAGCTTTTTCTACAGCAATGGCAACACCGTCTGTGTCTGGTAGTGTTGGAATTAACGGTACTCCTGATTCTGGTAACTTGGCTGTTTCAGTGTCTGGAAATATTTCAAACACAACATTATCTAACAACCAAATTTCTTCTCATTCACACACAGAAAGAAGAATATATGGCTCAGATGGTAATTATAGTGGGTACTATGGCGCACAATATGCTAATGATGGACAAAATCTACAAAACGCCGTTAATTCAGGTATGGGTAGTGCTGGTGGCGGCGGTGGAGGTGGTTCACACAATCACGCACATACCCTTTCTGGAACAATGACTGGTGCGCCTGGACTCGGCAATCTAACAGGTACATTATCTTCATCAACAGCATCTATTAATGTTCAATATGTAGATGTAATTATTGCGGCAAAAGATTAATGAACACACCAACCTTTATTGAAAGCTATCAAACAGAACAATACGATTTTTGCGATAGGGTTATTGCAAGATTAAATGAATATATTTCTGGGCAAGATGACCCAAATGTTGCGATGCACTTTATGAATGGCTCGACTACAAATCGTGGAGAAGCTAACAGAAGAGATTATTCATTTAACTTTACCGCAATGAAAGACCCTCTTGTTGCTGAAATGCACGAGATATTAAGGCAATACATTCCAAAATATGCAAATACCTATAATGGTTTTGGTATGCAAGGCTGTATGTCAGAAGCAATGAAGGTTCAAAAAACACCACCAAAAGGCGGATTTCATACTTGGCATTGTGAGCATGGTAGGCGTGAGTCATCAAGCTGGCGTAATCTTACATGGACACTTTACTTAAATGACATTCCAGATGGGGAAGGTGAAACAGAATTTATTGAGTATGGTATAAAGCTACAACCTAGAAAAGGTCTCTTGTGTTTTTTCCCTTCCGCTTGGACACATACACACAGGGGAAACCCTGTTTATAGTTGTGATAAATACATAGCTACTGGTTGGTATTATTTAGTATAAGGAGTTTGTCATGGCAAGATGGGTAATTATAAATGGTGGGTCTGGTGATGCAGACCAAATTGGTAAAGATGGTAATTTTTTTGACCAATTGGATTTGTCATGGTTGCCACCAGATGTTTGTGCTGTTCAATCGCCAGATGGTGTAACTTGCGAAATTGAAAAAGGCGACCCAGCCACAGGCTATCGTACACAAAATGAAATTAACGTTGCGACAAGCACACTGTCATGGTGGCCTAATGTTGAGACTACATGGCAAGCGGCATACGATGCAAGTCCGAAAGATTCTCCACCACCAGAAGAGCCAGCATAATGAAGCTAGAGGTTAAGGACAACTGCCCGTTAAATAACTTTGAGCCTTGCAAGAAGTTAGATTGTGCGTGGTTTATTCAGATAAGAGGGCAAGACCCTCAGACTGGTGAATCTGTAGATGACTGGGGTTGTTCTATGGCGTGGATGCCAAAGCTGTTAATTGAAAATGCTATGCACACTAGACATACTGGTGCGGCTGTTGAAAGTTTTAGAAACGAAATGGTTAAAGACAATCAAGCATTGTTAAAAGCATACCAGACATCAGATTTAAAGGTGATAAAATGAACCAGAGCAACATTCCTTTAGTAGCTGGTGGTTTAACTGCTCCGTGGTGGGTAAATGCAATGAACGATTGGCTTTCATTAATAGCTGTCATTCTTACCATAGCGTTGCTTCTCCGTAATCTTTGGAAGTCACGGAAGGACTAGGCAATGATTGACCCAGGCACGATAGCCTTGGCTGCTAGTGCCTTTGCCGCGGTCAAGAAAGGCATAGCCTTTGCCAAAGACATCGAGTCCATGCACCAAGACATCTCCCGGTGGATGTCTGCTTGCCATGAAATCGAATCCAAACATAACAAAGTTAAGCGTAGAAAAGGCCAGTCTGTCGCAGAGGAAGCGATGGAAACTTGGGCTGCTGTGCGCAAAATACGTCAGCAGCGCGAGGAGCTTCGGCTCTATATGCTGTCTATAAACCCCCAAGCATGGAATGAT